TGTTATGGCAACTATAGCTGAATGCGCAAGACATCTTGAAATGAACGAGAAAAATATAAGAATTATGATTAATAAAGGGATAATAGATAAGAAACAAAATGGCAAATATGACATTGACGAGGTTCGAGCGGCCTACATCCACCATATTCGTGAAGTCGCCGCCAGCCGCATGACAAGCGAAGGTCTTGATCTAGCCAACGAACGTGCGAGATTGGCAAAAGAACAAGCAGATGCTAAGGAGATGCAGAACGAAGTCGAGCGCGGTGAACTTGTCTATATTAAGGACGTTGCTTCGCAACTGGAGCGACAGCTTTACCGGGTCAGGAGTAAGCTGCTTGTCATCCCATCAAAGGTCGCGCCAGAATGCAATGCCGTCGAAACCGTCCCAGAAGTCCAGGACATCATCGAGCGAGCGGTGCTGGAGGCGTTAGATGAACTGGGACGAGAAGACGAGGAAGACGCAGGCGGAGCAGCTTAGCCGTCGTTTTTCGGATGTTGTTGCAAGCGCGCTGCGACCACCGCCTAAGTTGACCGTCAGCCAATGGGCTGACCAATACCGGTATCTGTCGAGCGAAAGCAGCGCAGAAGCCGGTAAATGGTCAACATCCAGAGCGGAATACCAGCGCGGCATGATGGATGCCGTCACCGACCCGGCAATCGAGACTGTCGTCCTTATGACCGCGGCTCAAATCGGAAAGACGGAACTGATTAACAACGTCATCGGCTTCCACATCGCTCAGAACCCATGTCCCGCTTTGGTGGTACAGCCGACTCTGGAGATGGCGCAGACCTGGGCCAAGGATCGGCTTGCGCCTTGTATCCGCGATACACCGGCGCTGCGCAACGTCATATCCGATCCGAAGTCTCGCGACAGTGGAAACACCGTACTGCATAAGAGTTTCAAGGGAGGCCATGTAACCGCCTGCGGCGCGAACAGTCCGTCGTCATTGGCAAGCCGGCCCTGCCGGTTGATCCTCTGCGATGAGGTTGATCGTTACCCTGTGAGCGCTGGAGCCGAGGGCGACCCTGTCGCTCTTGCTCGACGGCGGGCGGCAACCTTCTGGAATCGCAAGATCGTACTAGTGAGCACGCCGACGACCAAAGGCGCGTCGCGGATCGAGGCGGCATATGAGGAGAGCGACCAGCGCAAGTACTTTGTCAAATGCCCGGATTGCACTGAATACCAGCACCTGAAGTGGTCGCAGGTGCAGTGGGAGAAGGATCTACCTGGCACCGCGCATTACGTTTGCGAGCATTGCGGATCTTGCTGGAACGACGCCGCTCGCTATCGAGCCATCCGATACGGTGAATGGCGAGCGACATCGACCGGCGATGGCAAGACAGCGGGCTTCCACCTGAACGCTCTGTACTCGCCATGGGCGACACTGGAGGATGGCGTTCGTGACTTCATCGCTAGTAAGGGCGACCCAATGCGTCTGAGAACGTGGGTCAACACGTTCCTGGGCGAGACGTTTGAGGAAATTGATCAATCCGCCGGCGTCGATGAACATGACTTAATGGCGAGGGCACACAACTGGGGCGAGATGCTGCCAGAGGATGTTGTCGCCATCACCATTGGCGTTGACGTTCAAGATGCCTATCTTGCGTATGAAGTCGTTGGTTGGGCTCCAGGGGAGAAAAGCTATTCACTCGCGTATGAAACCATATTCGGCGATCCATCGACCAAGCAGTTGTGGAACGACCTAGCTATCGCCCTTGGCAAAACATGGGATCATCCTATCGCGGGCGACATGGTTCCGCGCGGCATCGCCATCGACACCGGCGGTCATTACACTCAGCAGACGTATGAGTTTGTCAAACAGCAGACAGGTAAGCGCATATTCGCCATCAAAGGTGTCGGCGGCGATGGTCGACCAATCGTCTCAAGGCCAAGCCGCAACAACATTGGTCGCATCAACCTGTTCAGCGTTGGCGTCAACACCTGTAAAGAGTTGGTGTATGCGCGACTGAAGATCGAGGCCGATGGACCCGGTTACTGCCATTTCCCGGCGGATCGCGATGCAGAATATTACAGGATGCTGACGGCGGAAAGGCGAGTGACGAAGTATTACAAGGGAAGGCCAAAACTGGAATGGGTTAAGGTCAGGGCGCGCAACGAGGCGCTTGACTGCCGGGTCTACGCAATCGCGGCCTTGGCCATCGTCAACATAAACTTGGACGCGCTTTACAAAAACATGCAAAATATAGTACACAACCCCAATGCGACTAGCCGGCGCAAAACTAAGATTTCACCGCGCAGGAACTTCGTGACGGGGTACGCTTGATGGCCAACTTATTCGACGAAGCAAACGCGCCGGAGGGCGAGCCGACAGAGATCGTAGTCGGCGATTATATTTCCTGGAAGCGGTCCGACCTTGTCGCGGATTACCCGACCGCAAGCTACAGCGCCGAGTATGTAGCCAGGATCACCGGCGGCGGCTCGAACGAAATCAAGTTTTCGGCGACTGAGCGAAGCACATACTATTGGTTTGAGGTCGATAGCGATACCAGCGCTGCGTTCTCGCCGGGGCGCTATCATTGGCAACTTGAGATCACTCAGACTTCGACCGGCAATCGCCTTGTTGTTGATCGAGGCGAGTTCACCGCTGTTGTCGATCTTGATGAGAACCAGTCCGATCCGCGCATTCACGCCGAGATTATGATCGACAAGATTGAGTCAGTCCTGGAGAACCGTGCTGACGGCGATATTAATAGCTATGCTATCGCTGGCCGGTCTTTGACCAAGATGACGCCAGAAGAGTTGATGAAGTGGCGCGACGCCTATCGGCAGGAGGTTACGGCTCATCGTCGAAAAATGGACATTAAACGTGGCAAAAAGGGCCGAGCAACCATTTTGGCGAGGTTTGTATGATGGGGCTTCTAGATTTCTTTCGCCGCTCGCCAGATATGGAGCCGCAGCCACAGCGTCGTATGCAGCGCCGGAACTATGGCGGGGCGAACCAAGGGCGATTGTTTGCGGACTTTCCTGGCTCGATGTTCACGGCGGATGGCGATCTAAACCAAGCCTTGCCGCTGCTGCGCAATCGCTGCCGAGACTTGGCGCGAAACAACGAGTATGCGAAACGCTTTCTAACACTGATGAAGACAAACGTCGTCGGCGAACGCGGGTTCACGTTGCAGGTCCGCGCGAGAAATCAAGATGGAAGCATCGATGTCAGTGGGAACGATATTATCGAGACCGCTTGGAAACAGTGGGGTCGGCTGGGCCGCGCCGAAGTAGGCGGTCGGATGGGTTGGGTTGATTGTCAGCGTCATGCAGTTGAGACGTTGGCGCGCGACGGCGAAGTCTTTATCAGGCTTGTGCGTGGCGCGCGCTACTACAACAACTTTGCCATCCAATTTCTAGAGAGTGATCTGATTGATCACGACAAGACCGGCACTGCCGAAAACGGCAATCAGATCAGGATGGGCGTCGAGGTTGATCGCAACCAGAAGGCTGTCGCATATTATGTTCTGACGGCCCATCCTGGCGACTCGCTCAACGCTCGTTTCAGCAATGTGCGAAAGCATATTCGTGTGCCAGCGGACGAGATCCTGCACATCTATATGCCGTCGCGGCCATTCCAGACGCGAGGCGAGCCGTTTATGGCATCTGCCATTGCGTCGCTGAAGATGCTGCACGGTTATCGCGAGGCTGAGTTAATCGCGGCCAGATCGGCTGCGGCCAAGTTCGGCGTCATTACGACGCCGGGCGGCGATGAATTTGCCGGAGATGATGAAGTCGATGACGTTCCAATCATCGATATGAACCCAGGGGCCATGTATCAGTTGCCGGCGGGACACGATCTGAAACTTATCGACCCGACCCATCCTGTTACAGCATACGCTGATTTCGAGTCTGCGATCCTCAGAGGCATCGCTGCTGGTCTGAACGTCAGCTACACCAGCCTCAGCCAGAACCTGGAGGGCGTCAGCTATTCTTCGATTCGGCAGGGAACCATCGAAGACCGCGATTATTACCGGATGTTGCAATCATTTATGATTGATCACATGTGCGCTCCCATTTATTCGCAGTGGTTAGAAACACTGTTATCGTTCGACAACTTCCCGATCCCCGCGAACAAGTTCTACAAGTTCAGCGAAAACGTCATCTGGCGTGGTCGAGGCTACGCCTGGGTCGATCCGCAGAAGGAGATCAACGCGAATGTCACGGCTCTCACGAATGGTATCATCTCGCTTTCGGACATCGCGGCGAATTATGGTAAGGACGTGGAAGAACTTCTTGGCTCGCTGCAAGCGGATAAAGAACTGGCTGCGCAGTATGGTCTGAAGTTCGCCCATGAGCCGTTCGGCGACAAAAGCGCAGCCGCTCCGATTGTTGAGGAGGGCTAACAATGGATGGCCATAAACCGACGGCTGGTATGCGTACGGAAGCGCAGCGTGGCCTTGATTGGCGTAAGGAGTTCGGGCGCGGTGGGACCGAGGTCGGCATTGCACGCGCACGCGACATTGTTAATAACGAAACCTTGTCACCCAGCACGATCAAGCGGATGCATTCGTTCTTCGCTAGGCACGAGGTAGACAAGAAGGCTGAAGGTTTCTCGCCGGGCGAGCCTGGGTATCCTAGCAATGGAAGAATTGCATGGGCATTATGGGGCGGGGACGCAGGCAAGAGCTTTGCTGATGAGAAGGTCAAGGAGTACAGAGCGATGGATGAGATTCGCCCTTACCCGAATGAACACGCTGCACGTCTGGCTGATCCTGATCAGTTTGATGATTTCCGTCGCGAAGCAAACGCTGGCGGAGAAGGCATCGACTTTATTTATGGTATCAAAGATGGTAAGGGTGAAGTACAGAGCATTCGCTTCGATGCTTCGATCCAGACTGCGGAAGAGGCGAAAGAATGGTTGATGGATCACGACTTTGATCCCATTACTTTTGAGGCGGCGACTATGGAAGAAAGAGCGACAGAAATTCCAT